CGGTATGACAAGGATTTTCCACGATGATGGAAACGGGAGGCACATCCGACACAAACAGAAAAAATTGTGATAGAATCTCCGACATGACAAAAAGATGACCTTGACATGACAGGGGAATCGGTGTGCGTCCTTGCCCTGTTCGGTGGCAACCGTGGCAACGGGTCGAAGTGCGGTTTGTCGTACTGGAATGTGAACAACCCTGCGACGAACGTGAACACGAACATCGTGGCGAGCCAATCTTATCAAATTATGGAGCATTTAACCAAAAGCACACCTTTTTCCTACACCGCAGGGTGTTGAAATACACCTAACCAGTGGAAATGATACCGATGCAGGCAGGGTCGAGTAAGAATATCAGAAAGACCTTGAGGTGATAAGAAAGATGGGAAAGAAATCCGTCAATAACCTGTACAAGCCTATGTTAGAACATAGCAATGTTGAGCAAAAATTTCATAAAGCAGCAAAGGGCAAGACAGAGCGTCCGGACGTTGCGGTGATATTAGAGCCGACCAACATTCAGAGACATGTCAAGAACGTCGTCGAGCAACTTGAGAACACTGCACCGGAGGGGTACGACATACCACATCCGGAAAAGGCATGGAAACCATCAAGACACGGAAAAGTCTGCATCAACGAGGGAACAAGCAGGAAAGTGAGAATGATTGAGAAACCTCGATACAATTATGAGCAGGTGATTCATCACATTGTCGTCTCTGCGTGTTATGACATTTTCATGAAAGGGATGTATGAGTTCTCATGTGGGAGCGTACCGAACAGGGGTGCTCATTATGGGAAAAAGTACATCGAGAGGTGGATTCAGCGAGACAAAAAGAACTGCAAATATGTTCTCAAGATGGATATTCGACACTTTTTCGAGAGTGTTGACCATGATGTCTTGAAAGCGTGGCTCAAGAAGAAAATCAGAGACGAGAGAATGTTGTACATCCTCGAACTGATAATTGACGGGAGCGAGGTCGGGTTGCCTTTAGGGTTTTACACATCGCAGTGGTTGTCAAATTTCATGTTGCAGCCTCTCGACCATTTCATCAAAGAGCAGTTGAAAGCGGTGCATTATATCAGGTATATGGATGATATGGTGGTGTTCGGAAAGAACAAAAAGGAACTCCACAGGATGCAGCAGGAGATTGAGAGATTCTTGAGAGAAAAGTTCAACTTGCAGATGAAAGGAAACTGGCAGGTGTTCCGGTTCGATTACACAGAGAAAAAGACCGGAAAGAGAAAAGGGAGACCACTCGATTTCATGGGATTCCAGTTCTATCACGACAAGACGATTCTGCGGGAAAGCATCATGTTGAGTTGCACACGGAAAGTCAACCGTGTCGCAAAGAAAGAGAAAATCACATGGTACGATGCAACCGCAATTCTGTCATACATGGGTTACTTGAGCAATACAGACACATACGACATGTACCTGCAAAGGGTCAAGCCTTATGTGAATGTTAAGAAATTAAAGAAAATAGTTAGCAAACATTCAAAGCGAAAGGAGCGAGAAAAACATGAAAGAATGGAGAGAAGTGTTCGGAACGGAGGCAGAACAGCCGGAGGAGTTCGACACAACAGCGTCACCGACAACGGTATATCAGAGACGCAATATCAAGAAAGCAACGAAAGAGGATGCAGACGGAAAGAAAATCACCGGATGGCAGCGAGAGGAGCGTGAGATGTCACGGGAGGAATATGACAGATTGACGCTCATGCAGGAGGTTGTTGCATCCAACACAACAGGAATCGTTGAATCCGTGACACAGTTTCAGAAAGATGCAGTCATTGACGAATACACACAGCAGTTGATTGAGGAGGGGTTGATTTAGTATGAAAATGCTTGTTGAAAGTCTCAAAAGAATGTACAAAAAAGGCACTCTCACAAAGGAACAGATTTCCGAGCGTGTCTCAAAGGGTAGTATTTCAGTGGATGAATATGAATACATCACAGGGGAGGCATACTCTGGCGGTGGTGCAGAATGAGTCCGCTTGAAATAATATCACGATTGTGTGATGTGACGGAAACTCTATCCGCAATCGTGAAAAAAGCAGCAAACAATCATTGAACAGTCGAAAATCGAGGAGGCGGTCAGAGTGGAACTCCGGCAGGAGGTAGAGGAGACAGACAGGGAGATGGATGTTCTCGAATACCACATGCGGAAATACTGCGACACCGACGACCTCGAGGCGACAGAGTTCGGAAAGGAGAACGCCGTTGACGATTGAATTATCCCTGTTGCTCTCCGGAGTATCTGTTGCATTTGCAATCTTTTTCGGAATCTGTTCCAAGCAGAGAAATGAGAAAAAGGACACACAGGAAGATGCAGAACAGAGAGCAACAACCGACACAATGGTGATGGTGAAACTTGAGAACATTGCAGATGACCTCAAAGACATCAAGCGGGAATCGAGAGAGAACCGTGAGGAGATGAAAACATTGAGAGAGCGTGTTGTCATAGTGGAACAGTCACTCAAGAGTTATCACAAGAGACTGGACGGAGAACAACATTCCGACCGATAACAGGAGGGCAGGGAACAGGCAAGAATCAACCTCACAGAAAAGAGGCAATACATGAGAATGACAGAACAGGAACGACGCATCAGAATCCGGCATCTGAAAAGAATGTACCGGATAAGGGAGCGAAAAGAGAGACATGACAAAAAGGTGTCCGGTCTGTTCATGAAACGTGTTGTATTCACTTTGATTCTTGCAGCATTTATCTTTACAGTCGTGATGATATTTGTGTTTTTGCGGATGGGTTCAGAACCGTCGACACTGATTGAGAATGTATTCCGTTTTCTATCAGTCGAGGGCGGGGCGATGGCACTCATTAAGTCCGTGAAAACGGTCAAGGGAACAAAGTCAAACGGAGAAATACAACACAATGACGAGCCGGAGCAGAATGACGAGGAGGTACAAGGATGAAATACATCGTCGAGAATTGGTTTGTGATTGTGGGTCTGATTGCGGTATTAACAGCGGGAGGATATGCAGTATATGTTTTCGTGAAAATGCCGTCAGACAAGCAGTTGAACAAAGTTAGAGAATGGCTGCTCTATGCAGTCACAAAAGCAGAAAAGGAACTGGGAGGCGGTACAGGTCAAATCAAACTGCGATATGTATATGATATGTTCGTCGCACGGTTCACATGGCTTGCGAGAGTGATTTCGTTCGAGGCTTTTTCGATGATGGTCGACGAGGCACTTGAGAGAATGAAAAAGATGCTTGAGAGCAACAAAGCGATGCAGACGCTTGTGAGCGGTGAGGCAGGTGAAACGGTTGAAAAGGATATGTGATTTCGCAACCGGAAACATGCAAACAATCATGTTGATATATGCAATCGGTGCGGTCATCGTTTGGGTGGCGGTCAATATTTTCTTTTGGAAACTCTCTTTTGACATCGACAAAGAGATTCGGGAGGAAATGAGAGAGTACGGAGATTGCTATTCCGACACAGACGAGGCGAGGTTCGGAAAATGGGTGGCGAGAGTGACCGGATTCATTATTTCGATACCTGCTGCGTTGATGTGGTGGGGTACACCTCTAATCGTTGGAGGATTGATACTATATGACACGATACAAGAAAAGAATCCGGAATTATGCGGATTCACAGCAGAAGAATTTGACAAGGAGGAAAACAAATGATTTCAAATTGTGGACATGACGAAAACGGAAGATACTCCGGAGGAAAAGCCGGAGACCAAACAGGTACAGAGTGGCAGGTTATAAATTGGTATAGTAGACCGTGGAAATGCGTTCTCCGTCACCCGAACGCAAAAGTGAGAGCGATGATTGCGAGCATGGCAAAGGCAGCAGCAGTCAATAATAAAATCGGATATTGTCAGTCTCACAGGGGTACATTTTGGACGAATCTTGCAGATTCAAATTTCGACCCTGCACAGATTACAGTTGCATGTGAGGCAGACTGTTCATCCGGTGTCGCTGCAATCGTAAAGGGTGCAGGTTACAGACTGGGGATTGACGCACTGAAAAAGGTGAGTACGGCATGTTATACCGGAAACCTGCGAGCAGCACTCAAGGCAGCAGGATTCGAGGTACTGACAGAAAACAAATATCTGACATCGGATGCGTACTTGCTTGCGGGAGATATTCTGTTGAATGATGGTGCTCACACAGCAACAAACCTCACAGACGGTGCAAAGTCATCCGGAGCGGGAGCATCCAACACAACACCAGTCAAGAGCAACACAAAGGTTGATGTTGCATACGGATTCGACAAGAGCCTTGCAGGAACATACAAGGTGACTGCATCCGGATTGAATCTCCGTGCGGGAGCAGGAACAGGAAAGTCAATCCTTGCGGTGATGGAAAACGGTGAGAAAGTCCAGTGCTATGGATATTATAACGACTGCAACGGTGTGAAATGGTTGTATGTGGTTTATAAGAATATCGTCGGTTATGCATCAAGTAAATATTTGAGCAAATAGGAGGGATAATCATGTTATACTATTTAGGCAAAGGAACGGAGTTCAAAAAAGAGGACTGCAAAGAGTACAAGAAACTTGATGCAGCACTCAAGGCAGCAGCAAAGGACGAGAGCCTCGTCGTTTGGGATGAAACCGGAAAGGTCATCGGTTCACTCACGGATGATATTCCGGAGGGAGCGTTGCAGACAAATCCGGACGGCAGTGTCAACACATACGATGCGGACGGAAACAAGACCGGAACAGTAGACGCAGAGACGCTCAAGGAAATGACAACGGTCAATGACGATGTGAGCAAACTTGCAACCGGAGACAATGAGCAGGGAACACCGCAGGAGAACGCAGAGGATGACGAAAACGCCTCAAACGAGGATAAGGCGACAAATCCACCAACCGAACAGGAAAACGGCGAAAATGGGGCGAATACAGAGCCGGACAAGGCAACAGAGGAACAGCAGGAGGACAAGGTCATCATTCCGCAGGGAAAAATGAGGGTGACAGTCATTTGCGACGGTTCACTCAATATCAGACGTTCGGCAGCGTGGGGCAATGACAACATCTGCGGTCGTGCTATCAGAGGACAGTCATATTATGTGAAAGAGATTCATGTTGTAGACGGAAAGAAGATGGTCAGAACAATCGGCGACCTTTACCTCTCCGGAGAATCCGAGCATGTACAGTTCGAGCAGTTATAAAAAATAAGGACATAAAAAAGAGGACGACACCCATTTCCGGATGTCGTCCTTGTGTTATAATGAATTTATGAATGTGCTTGAAGTTTGGCAATCAATGCATCCTGCAAAACTT